ACGATCAAGAAATCTTTTGCGTGCAAACTTAGGATTAGATTTCTCTAATGCATCAGCGATGTCAACTAGGTGAGAAGGCCAAGCAACCATTGGCCCCATCAGATCTGCTATAAATTCATAGTGCTGCCGTGTCATCGGCGGTGTTTTAATTGGTACAGTCTTCATCAGGTAGTGCCTCCCATTTAAGTTGATGATCATTATCAAAGTACATGCTTATGTACTGATCGTTGTCATTGGTATCAGTTACCTTCAACTCAATGACAGTAAAGTTATTAAAGATCTTACGTTTTTGTTTGATCTTACTTACACTATGTATAGTTACATCCATTATATAATCTCCTCTATATCTGTTACGGAATAGTCTCTGTGTACTGACTTAATGTAACCAGTACAGTCTGTTCCATCATCTGCAACACGACAGAAAGCAATTCTTTTTGCTTGCTTTTCATTGTTAGCTATCACGTTTACAGTAAAGCCTTCTTCGTAATGCATACTTACTATGTATTTATTTAATCCATTTCCTGACATCTGATTACCCTCTCTGGTCTGTCTTGGTACTCTGCTTTGAGACTATATCGACCAGCATCATGCGTGTCGTTCCATTGTCTACAAAAATCTATTGCTTCTTGTTCAGTGAAGAAGGCATGTGTTTCACTGCCAACTGCATTCTTAAAATAGAAATCCTTTTCACCTGCGTGTGGTTCTAAACCATTAGGCCAATCAGGATTGTCCTTCCACCATGTACGTTGAAAGCAATCATATATATCTATCATGGGTAATACTCCTCTATTGTTTCATTCGGATATAAATCTAAGAATTGTGCAGCTACTTTATACATGAATGCTTCACGTTGATACGCATGATGCAAGCTACGCTCACCATCTTGGTGCAATACTTCTTGCGCTAAGTGATGATCAATCATGTTTGCTACATCTTTAGTGCATGTATCCATAGTCAGCTTGATTGCTTTGTATGGATACGCATCTGTTTGTTCACGCATGAATCTAATTAGTTGTGTGTGTTTCATGTTAAGTCCTTTCTTCTGCACACTCTGGACACACGTTGACTACAGCATCAGTGTCCATTGACAGGTAAGCACAGTCATCACACCCATCTGTTGGTGTGTTGGTTACAATAAAGTTTTTGATTTGCATCAATGATATGATTGAATATGGTTGCTTTTCTTTAACTTCTTTAGCCAACTCACAATCATTATCTCTTATGTATGTGTCAGCTAATATGCTAGATGTAACGATGTGTTTGTATACTGTATTAAACAGGTACTCTAACGCCTCGTAATCAGGCGTGTTAAACATTGATTCTTTTTTCATTTCATTAATCCTTTTCCATTTCATTTCAATAGTTTAGTTGGTGCTGTTGCGCAACACAACCCACTACATGTTGCCCTCGATGCAACACTTGACACTAGATGTAGCCCCTCAAAAGAGGAGCAACACCCAAGCTACAGTTGTAATCCCAGCTGCGGTGGCTGCATATAAAAAGATACAGATGCCATCCATTAATTCTTCACGATGTATTTCTGTATCAGTGTAACCTAGATTGCGACGATCCTTACGGCGTTGCTTGAATGTATCTAACATTGAGTATCTCCTTGGTAGTGAGGGGGGCTTACGCCCCAACCTCTGCTGCTATTTTGCGTGCTGCTTTTACTGCTTCGCTTTCTTTAGGTGCAGTCTTTAATGTCTTAGGTTTGTATTGATAAGCTTGTCCGCCAGTAACTATGGTATATACTTGGCAATCAGCATCGTGTCTGATTTGAAGCTCACTTAGTTCAAGTGATAAGCGTTGGATATATATGTCGATACGTTCACAAGCTGTATGATTATGTTCTTTTTTCTTTGTATCATGATCTGCACTTGCATCTGCAATTTGTCTTTTCTTATAGCTAATGCTACTCAATGATGTGTAACAAGAATCTTTAGCTATAGACTCAAGGAAGTATTGATTAACCATTGTTTTGTTTGACTCACCATTTTGATTAGTATGATATTTAATTACTTCTAGTTTTAACTTAGCTAGATTTGATACGTTATTTGACATGTTGTTCTCCTAGTAAAAAAGAGAGGCCATTCCTCTCTGATGCAGACCCAGAGACAGTAACAAAAAAGCCTACTTAGGCTGGTGTGCCTTGCAACTTCTTTCCACGCCTGTGACCAGATGTAAGGAAGTCAGGCATAGAATAGAATACAGTCAGGAGTTAGGAAGAAAGGAAAGTTGTTGCAAGGTACTTTTGATGCTGTCATGCAGGTCAAGTCAGAGAGGTATGGCTGCTCTTTCTAGGGGAACTCACATGTCACGTATCAAATCTAGCTAAGTTAAAACTCTAAGTACCTTTTAGTATGTTTTAGTATGTGTAGTATGACATTCTTTGCGTACTAATTGATGTAGTGCATGTTTTGTGCGTTGACACAGGGTATAATAGACGTGCTAAACATGGGGGGAGAGAGGGAGAGGGGGGTTACAGTAGGAGTTAGTATGAACAATGTAGCATTAAGGAAGTTAACAAGGAAACAGACTGCACTCGTTGAAGCGTATGTAGCAAATGGTGGGAATCTTACACAAGCGTCACAAGAAGCTGGATACGCAGAGGGCGACAGCGGAAGAGTTACTGCACAGAAGAGTATGAAGCTAGCCCATGTGCAACAGTATATGATGGAAGTGGTGGCGAAGGAGTTTAGTAGACATGCTCCTGCAGCCGTACACCAGTTGGCAGGGCTAGCTAAACAAGCTAAGAGTGAGTACGTTAAGCTTGAAGCTAGCAAGGATTTATTGGATCGAGCAGGGTTTAAGCCAGTGGATAGATCGCAAGTACAATTAGCAGGAGATATTAAGGTTTCGATTGATCTGGGCTAAGGGGTAGGGGGTTAAAAAACCTCGATAGTTACGTGGCTAGTGGTCTCTCACTCACATGATTGTTAAAAAAAGCTTAAAAAAAAGAGCTGAAAATATTTGTAATAAAAAGGGTTTTGTAAATGAGTAGATTTGGTGATAAGGTTCCAGAGACGTTTGACAACAGTGCAGATAATTCTACAGCTAAGAAGGCGTTGAAGAGTAGTGGATATACAAAGGAGACTGAATGATGTGTGGTGGTGGTGGTGCTATGAGCAAGTTAAGTGGAGATATAGTTAAGCTAACAAAGAAAGAAGAAAAGCCTGAGTCTAGGGAATTACCTTCTTTATCAATGGACAATAAAGTGAACGGCAAGACTTCTAGTAAAATAACAACTGGCGTTAAGAAACCTAAAGGCCAAGCGGCTAGGTCACTTTTAATGCCTTACATGCAATAAGGAGATTCGATAATGTGTGGTGGTGGTAGTGGTCCTTCGGTCTCTGCAAGAACTGAAGAGTTTTATCAGGCTGGTAAGAAAGACTATGGTGACTTACCTTCCCTAGCAGTGGGTGATAAGGTTGAGCGCACTGAGGATGGTATGAAGGATCTAACTGATCCTAAGAAAAAGAAAAAGAAAAAGGACGTTAACAAATCGGTTGCTAATGCAGCTAGGTCATTGTTAATGCCTTACTCTAAGTGAGTAAGACTCCAGCATGGACGCGCAGTGAAGGAAAGAACCCCGAAGGTGGTCTTAATGAAAGAGGTCGAAGAAGCTATACAGGCGGTACGCTTAAACGCCCTGTTAGATCTGGAGATAACCCAAGGCGTGCTTCTTTCTTAGCACGAATGGGCGGTATGCGAGGGCCAGAGCGTGACTCTAAGGGCAAACCAACTAGACTTCTTCTTAGCCTAAAGGCATGGGGAGCATCGTCAAAAGCTGACGCTAAGTCTAAAGCTGCAGCAATTAGCAAAAGGAATAAAAAAAATGGCTAATGGATTATATGCGAACATGAACGCACGTAAGAAAAAGGGAACAAGTAGATCTAAGAAGGATTCTACTATCAGTGACAAGGCTTATAAAAATATGAAAGCTGGCTTCCCTAAAAAGAAAACTCTATTAAAAAAGGATAAATAATGGCTTGGACATTTAAGAATGGTGACGCATATACAGGCGACACACACGAATTAGCTGGCATGACTTACTCTGGAAAGACGCGTA